AACATTGCTTCAGGTGCTACCGTAACTCTTCCGGCGGCAACAGGAACTGGAAATACATATCGTTTCTTTGTTCAAACAACTGTGACTTCAAACGATTACATCATCCAAGTTGCAAGCGCTGACGACACAATGTCAGGCGTTGCAGTGGTTGCAAACGATAGCGATGCTACAGCATCTATCTTTGAAACAGCAGCGGACTCAGACACAATTACGCTAGATGGCTCTACGACGGGTGGTATTCTAGGTGGGCAAATTGAGCTTCAAGATGTTGCATCTGGTAAGTTCCGTGTTCTTATCAATCAGGCAGCGACAGGAACAGAAGCAACTCCCTTTAGTGCAGCCGTTTCATAGGTGACGCATGGGTAAGCTACACATGATGAACCCTCGAAAGAGGGTTCGCGCACGAAACTCAGACGGTACACTTAAAGCAGGTGATCCTTCTACGCCTGATGTAAAGGAGGCGTGGGAAGAAAAGCCTGTGAAAAAGCGTCGTTCTACAAAGAAAAAGGATTGATAGATGAACAGTTTATCTCAGATTTATCAGGTCAGTCGTCGTGAATCAGGTTTTGCTGTTCTTGGTCCTCATAGGCTTAAAGAGTTCTCACTTGTAGGAACAGCAAGCGCTGGTAAGTTAACTGTATACGACACAGACACCGCTCCTGTATCCGGCACTTATGGTCAATCAGGTACAACCGTCACAGTCACAGACACTACTCACGGACTTTCGACAGGTGACGTTGTGGGTATTTGTTTTGAAACAGGAACAGGTGGGACAGCTACATCTGGTAATTATAGCATAACTGTAGCTGATGCAGATACTTTTACTATCACGATGCTGAATGCAGATACGATCACTGATGATCCAAGCTGTCATTATGTTGCAAATAGCGGGTCTCAACAAGAGAAGCCAAAGCGGTGGTTAATGTGTAAAAACATTGCCGCTAGTGATACGTTTGCAAACGTGTTTCAAGTTCCCAACAGTGGGTTTTTAACGAGATTAGGCACATACTTCTTAATGAGCAATCTGTCTGAAGCAGATGTATTCTATGAGTAAGTCATGGCTTCCACAAAAGACGTAAAGCGACTGCCTTCCGGGAGAATAAGTTATAGAGGTGAAACCTTTGCCGGGTACAATAAACCCAAACGCACTCCCGGAAAAGCTAAGAAAAGCGCCGTTCTCGCTAAAAAAGGCGATCAAGTCAAACTTGTCCGCTTTGGAGATAGCAAGATGTCGATTAAGAAAGATCAACCAAGCCGCCGTAAGAGCTTCCGTGCAAGACACAGTTGCGACACGGCTAAAGACAAATTCAGTGCAAGATACTGGTCCTGTAAGGCGTGGTAAGATGAATGTAGAAGAAGTATTAAAATTACTCGAAAAGCACGAAGAAGAGTGCAACCGTCGTTATGCAAAGATTGATTCGCAGCTCGACAAGCTGGATTTACGTCTTTGGGGAATTGCCGCATTAATTATAGCTTCTGCGGTAGCGGAAAGGTTTATCTAGTGGCCTATTCGCGCAAGTCTAAAAAGTCCTCGTCTAAAAGTAAGGGAAGCAAAATATGTCCCGCAGGCAAGGCTTGGGCGGAGCGCACGTTTGACACTTACCCTTCGGCTTATGCAAACATGGCTGCGTCGAAGTATTGTAAAGACCCCAATTACGCCAAAAAAGCGAAGGGGAAGAAAAGTGGGTGAGTTGAAGAAATGGCGGGACCAAGACTGGGTAAGGATTGGAGCCGACGGCGAAATCAAAGGTAAATGCGGTACTTCAAAAAATAAGAAGAACCCTGATCGCTGCTTGCCCCGCAGCAAAGCTGAAAGTCTTACGAAGTCTGAGCGGGCTGCTACGGCTCGTAAAAAGAAGCGAGAAGGCTCTAAGGGGAAGCAGGTTGTATCGAATACTAAAAAGGCAAAAGTAACGAACATGGCACTTGGCGGTGCGGTGGGTGAAACGAAGCCTAAACGCCCTTTTCGTGGTAAATCGCAGGCGGGTACTGCGGTTGCTAGGGGTTGCGGGGCCGTGATGAACGGTCGGCGCAAGAGAACGAAAGGTTCGGTAACGCAGGCATGAACTTAGCTTTTCTGACGCCCTCCCTTGAAGTAGAAAAAGCAGTTCATCGGGAATTGATTGACTGGTCGTCAGAAGTTTTGTCAAAAGCCAGTCCGCATTTTAATAATTTACCTCCTTGCCCATACGCACAACAGGCTTGGGCGGACGACCGCGTAGCGGTTATGTTCAAATACGAAAGCAACAAGCAGTGTTTGTACAGCACCGTATCGCGATATGACGATAATTTTGATTTAGCCATTATTGTTGACTTTACGTTCGAAGAGGACCCAGAACTTTTCCACACATACCTAGACGAGATGAACGATGTCATTGCGGACGGTATGTTTATTGATAAAGACATCTGGGTTATGGGTTTTCACCCGCATGACGAGGAAAGCGAGTTCATAGAAGATATGGACTTTGAACCTCATGTGGATGCTGAATATGCCATGATTTTTGTGCAGCGTTTGTCAAAACTACAAGAAGCGGCAGACAAGCTGGATAAAAAAGGCTATTATGACACGTATAATAGCCAGTATAACGCCCGTGAAATCTATGAAAAGCGGGAACGCCTATATAGGAGATTGAAAGATGGCAATGAAACCACGTAAGAAAGCGCCTGTCAAAAAGATGCGTGGCGGCGGTATGGTAAAGAAAATGCGCGGCGGTGGCATGGTAAAGAAAATGCGCGGCGGTGGCATGGTTAAAAAGATGCGCAAAGGCGGCATGGTGAAGAAGAAGAAGTAAGGTGGCTACATCAGGAAGCACAGATTTTGAGCTAGACGTCGCTGAGTACGTCGAGGAAGCGTTCGAGCGTTGTGGTCTTGAGGTTCGTACTGGTTACGACCTAAAGACGGCAAAGCGTTCGCTTAATCTGTTGCTTGCAGATTGGGCGAACCGCGGTTTGAACCAATGGACAATTAAACAACGCACAGTCACACTAGCGATTGGCGACGGCGAATATGATCTGGGTACAGATGTAATCGACGTTCTGTCGGTTATTGTGCGTCGTGACGGTACAGACTACTCGTTGGAACGTTTGAGCCGGGATGAATACCTTACAATTCCGACAAAAACCACGCAGGGACGACCAAACCAGTTTTTCTTGGATCGTCAGCTAACTCCAAACCTAAAAATATGGCCTACGCCTGAAAACACCACCGATGTTGTGATTTACGACGCGTTGACCCGCATGGATGACGCAGATGTTTACACAGACACAATGGATATGCCGTTTCGGTTCTATCCCTGTTTGGCGGCGGGCTTGGCCTACTACATTGCTTTGAAGCGGGCACCTAATCGTGTGCAGTTGCTCAAGGCTGTATACGAAGAAGAGTTCGAACGCGCTGCAACCGAAGACCGCGACCGGTCGTCGTTCAACGTCGTTCCGAAATACGAATATTATGGGACGGGGTAGATGGCTAAGTTTGCTTCGGGAAAAGATTCGTGGGCAATATCTGACCGCTCTGGGTTTCGTTATCCTTATAGGGTAATGAAGCGCGAGTGGAATGGTTTGCTTGTGGGTCCCGACGAATATGAGCCAAAACACCCGCAGCTTGGACCGTTTCGCAAGGTTGTAGACCCGCAGGCTCTTGATAATGCAAGACCTGACCGTATTGAGCCACTGGATGTATTTGTTGGTGTCCCTCTTGTAGAGGCACCAAACCTTCGTCCGCCGCAGGCATTTGGTAAAGTTGGGCAAGTTACGGTGAGTACGTCATGAGCTTTACATACGATGAACTAAAACAGGCCATTCAGGACTACACCGAGAACGACGAAACGTCTTTTGTGACTAATTTGCCGTTATTTATCCGTCAGGCGGAGGAGCGCATTCTTAAAAATGTGCAATTAAGCCTGTTTCGGAAGAATGTAGGCGGTACTTTGACGGCTTCGAACAAGTATTTGGCCTGTCCAAGCGACTTTTTGGCTCCATTTTCGCTTTCTTTCGTTAATTCAGACAGCGATCACGTGTTTTTGGACTTCAAAGACTCCGATTTCGTGCAATCCTTCAATCCGAACGCGGCTACGACGGGAAATCCACGTTATTACGCTGTTTTTGACGTAAATAACTTCATTTTGGGCCCGACACCGGACGCAAGTTACGATGTGGAGCTTCATTACTTCTATCGTCCGCTGAGTTTGACGCAATCTGGCGGCAGCGGCACGACATGGCTGAGTGAAAACGCTCAGTTGGCGCTTTTGTACGGCAGCTTGATCGAAGCTTACATCTTCATGAAGGGCGAGCCGGATATAATGCAACAATACGAGAAACGGTTTGCTGAAGCAATTACTGGACTGAAAATGTTCGGCGAGAGCAAAGAAGTTACCGATGAATATCGTACTGGTATGGTTGTGAGGCCAAAACAATGAGTTTTCCAGCATTAGATATGAATATTGACCCCGGTTTTACGGTGGAGGTACACACCACCAGCGGTCGCGGGTTTACTCCAGAAGAAATCGCTGAACGTGCGGCTAATAAGATTATCTCTATTAGCGATGACGCGAGCCCTGCTATTCGGGCACAGGCACATGCCTTTCGCAAGCAAATTGTAAAGCTTTTAGAAATTTACACGCGCGAAGCGATAAAAAGTGATAGAACCACTGTGTACAACGCGCTAACCGACGCAGGCCACAAGGAGCTTGCTGAACTGATAAGGAGACTGTGACATGGCTTTCTCAGGAAACTACATGTGTACATCCTTTAAGAACGAGCTTCTTTATGGTGTACACGACTTTGATGCCTCGACGGGCGACACTTTTAACATCGCGCTTTATACGAGTTCCGCGACGCTAGATGCGTCGACGACTGCGTATTCGGCAACGAACGAAACCAGTGGCACCGGTTATTCGGCGGGCGGTCAGGCTTTGACCAACGTAAACCCGACGACTTCTGGTACGACGGCTTTCACTGATTTTGCAGACGAGACTTTCACGACTGCAACAATTACTGCGCGTGGCGCGTTGATTTATAACACAACTCCAAACACAGATTCGCTTTCGGTATCTAACCCGGCAGTGGTTGTTTTGGACTTTGGCGGGGACAAGACGTCCACCGCTGGTGATTTTACCATTGTGTTTCCGACCGCAGACGCAAGTAATGCGATTATTCGGATAGCGTAATGACCGATGTCGTCGTCCCATTAACCGGTTGGGGCCGGGGAACATGGGGCCAGCTTGGCTGGGGCGAAGCCTCTATAACCAATGCTGGGGCGGCAGGAGAAGTAGGTTTAGTAACCGTTGTTGCGGAAGCAAACGTACCGGTTACTGGCATATCGGCGACAGGTAACGTTGGCTCCGTAACGGTAGTTGCAGACGCTAACGCTTCTGTCACTGGTGTTGCTGGCACGGGTCAGGTTGGCTCTGTCAGTGTCATCGGCGAGGCCAACATAGACGTGACCGGCGTTGCCGGTACTGGCCAAGTCGGTTCCGTCGCCATTGAGGCTGACGCAAACGTCTATCCAACCGGACTGACTGCGACAGGAGCCGTGGGCTCTGTTTCGGTTACCGAAGATGCAGACGCTGACGTTACGGGAGTTGCCGGAACTGGCGAGGTAGGCACTGTTAGTGTCGATGCCGAGGCCAATGTTCCGGTTACGGGCATTGCTGCAACCGGCGGGGTTGGTAGTGTTACCGTAGATGCGGGCGCTATCGTAAATGTAACAGGAGTGAGTGCGGCAACTGGGGTTGGTAATGTACTTGTATATGGCCGGATTGTTCCAGATCAAAATCCGAGTTATAGTGAGGAAACACCAAGTCAAAGTCCAACGTGGTCTGGGGAAACACCCAGTCAAAGTCCAACGTGGTCTGAGGAAACACCCAGTCAAAGTCCAACGTGGTCTGAGGAGTCGCCAGCACAGAATGCAAATTGGACGCGAGTGGCGGCGTAGAGGAATAAAGAGATGCCAAGCACCTATACAGTTAACCTCGGTATCGAGAAACCGGCAACCGGTGAACAGTCGGGTACTTGGGGTGATACCACAAACGTGAACTTCGATATTCTGGACCAAGCTATTAACGGTGCGGTCAGCATTACGCTTGCTTCGGCAGGAACGTCCGGTTCTCCAAATACTTTGGCTATCAGTGATGGCGCGGTATCCGATGGTCGCAACAAGTGGATTGAGTTCACTGACGGCGGCGATCTTGGTGCAACGGCGTATGTCCAGCTTACGCCGAACGATGCTGAAAAGATTGTTCTTGTTCGCAACAGTTTGTCGGGCAGCCGCTCGGTAATTCTATTTCAAGGCACTTATGACGCGGGCCGCGATGTAGAGGTTCCGGCGGGCGTTGACATGCTTGTTAAGTTCAGCGGTGGCGGCGCGACTGCGACGACAACCAACGTCTTCCAACGTTTGCGCGTTGAAGAGCTGAACATTGCAGGCACGACCACTGTTGATGGCGTTATTGACGACGACACGATGGCGACGGCGTCTGAGACTAAGCTTGCGACGTCTGAATCAATCAAAGCCTATGTTGATGCGCAGGTCACGGCGCAGGATTTGGACTTTGCTGGCGACAGCGGCACGGGTGCTGTCGATCTGGACAGCCAGACACTCACCATTGCAGGTACTGCCAATGAGATTGAGACCTCGGCGTCGGGTCAGACCCTCACGGTTGGTTTGCCTAATGCAGTGACCATTACGTCGCTGACAGCAACCTCTGCAGACATCAACGGCGGCACCATCGACGGGGCTACCATTGGTGGAAGTTCTGCGGGAGCCGGGACATTCACAACGCTGAACGCGTCTTCGGGGACCATTTCAGGCGATCTTACTGTAGACACCAACACCCTGTACGTGGACAGCACGAACAACGGTGTTGGCATTGGGACAACTAGCCCAAATTATGAGTTAGACATAGTGGGCGAGGTGGTTGCGGACAAATTGCGCATTCGACGTGATAGTGATGGAAATGAAACTTTACACTTTATAGACGGAGAAGGAACAGCCTCTGGCGATATTAGATATAATAACTCTTCTGGAAACCGAGGTCACGATTTTTGGACGAATAACGGTTCGGATGTAGCCTCACGAGTTCGCATTACCGGCGCGGGTAATCTCGGCATCGGAACTACAAGTCCCTCAGCACTCCTTGACGTGGCAGGTGACGCAGAAATTAACGGACTGATCGTGGGGCATGGTGCCGGAGACATAAACACGAACACAGCCGTTGGTGCTCAGGCACTGGAGGAAAACACCACAGGCTCCGTCAACACAGCCGTTGGTCGAGAGGCACTGGAGGATAACACCACAGGCAATAGCAACACAGCCGTTGGTTATAAGGCATTGGAGACTACCACCACAGGCAGTAGCAACACAGCCGTTGGTCTTCGAGTACTGGAGGCTAACACCACAGGCTTCAGTAACACAGCCGTTGGTCGAGAGGCACTGGCGGATAACACCACAGGCACTAACAACACAGTCGTTGGTTATCAGGCATCGGAGACTACCACTACAGGCAGTCGCAATACTGTTTTAGGCTATAGCTGTGACCCTTCCGCAGCAGATGGAAACGACCAAGTGGTGGTTGGTTATAACCTGACAGGCAAGGGTGACGACACAGCGTTTATTGGTGGCACGAACGGGGCGTATAACGAAAAGAACGTCACCACATGGGAAACCACCTCGGACAGGCGCATCAAGAAAAACATTGCAGACAACAACGATGGCCTGAATGTCCTCTCTCAAGTGCGAGTGCGGAACTTTGAGTATCGCGCACCAGATGAAATCACTGAACTGCCCAGCCATGCCTCCGTCGAACAGGACGGTACGCAGATTGGTGTAATCGCACAGGAACTCCAACAGGTTCTGCCAGAGTGTGTAAGCGAGAACAGCACAGGCGTCCTGTCGGTCAACACAGACCCGCTTGTCTGGTATCTCATCAACGCGGTCAAGGAACTCAAAGCCGAAATCGAAGAGCTGAGAGGTAATTAACATGGAACATACGGCAGAAGAAATCGCACGCCACTACAGTGCAGCGATGGACAGCGTGAACCTGCTCAATACTGGCAAGCCTTCTGACATGGATGACGCCGAGTGGGCCGACATGGTGGACCGGAATGTCGAACACCTGAAGATCATGGTGGCCAAAGACTTCTGGACGACTGAAGACTTGACCCCTTTCAACGATGCAATCGCTGCAAACGAGGCCGCATAATGGCTGCGAAGTTATTCCGTAGGTGATGTGATATAATATGGACATCGGAGATTATTCCGGCTGGGCTGAAAAGGACGCTGCGGTGGAAACGGTTGTGCAGATATGGCCTGTCATCAGCGGGGGCGTGTTCGTTATTGCACTGATGATTGCATGGCGGGCGGAAATTACAGTGCGGGTGAAAGTGCTCGAAGAGAAGGTGCAGGCCATTTTTGACCTGCTGAATAAGCGATGAGCAAATACAAGCCTTTATGGACATGCTGACAAAATCGTTGGAAGCTGATACAACTGAAGATGTAGCAGCCGAGTAACATGCCGGGAGTAACGAATGCCTCTGACCAAACTCCAGTTCCGACCCGGAATAAATCGTGAAACCACCTCCTACTCTAACGAGGGCGGGTGGTTTGATATGGACAAGGTCAGGTTTCGTTTTGGTTTTCCAGAGAAAATTGGTGGGTGGCAGAAAACTTCTCGCACTTACTTTTTGGGTACATGTCGTGCGTTGCACCCGTGGGTCGCGCTCGACGGTTCGCGGTATTTGGGCGTTGGTACGCACCTCAAGTATTACATTAACGAGGGCGGCGGGTATTTCGATATTACGCCCATTCGTGCAACTACGGCTGCGGGCGACGTAACTTTTTCGGCTGTGGCAAACACGCTTGGTGCGGATGTTGCGATAGACGACACCACAATTACGCTGACCAGTAGTACGGGTTTCCCTGAGACAGGCGTAATAAAGATTAATGACGAAATTATTCGCTACGCTGCGATTACTGGTAATGACCTAACAGGGTTAGAACGTGGGTATGATAGTACTACCGAAGCATCGCATACGTCTGGAGACAGCGTAAACTGCGCCACGATCCAAGTAACTGATACAAATAATGGTGCCGAGGACAATGCTTTCGTTTCGTTTTCTGGTGCGTCTACGTTGGGCGATCAGATTACCGCAGATGTTTTGAATCAAGAATATCAGATCAGCCGCCGTGTGGATGAAAACATTTATCTGATTGAAGCTCGAACTGTTACTCCGTTAAGCAACGTCACAACAACTACTGGATACAGTCCAACGTATGTTTTTGCTACGACCTCGGACAGTGGATCAGGTGGTGCGAGTGTCGTAGGAGCGTATCAGATCAACGCAGGCTTGGACACCACGGTTGTTGGTACTGGTTGGGGCGCGGGCACTTGGTCGCGGGGCACTTTCGGGTCTGGTGCTTCCCTGTCTGTGTCGGGTTCAACCTTGCGTATTTGGAGTCACGATAACTTTGGTGAAGACCTTATTATTAACGTTCGTGACGAGGGTATTTACTATTGGGACAAAACCAACGGTTTGACAACACGCGCTGTTGAGCTAAAAGATTTGGCTGGTGCGGACAGTACAACGCCGACGATTGCCAAAAAGGTTTTGGTTTCGGACCGTGACAGACACATTATTGCTTTTGGGTGTGACCCTGAAAACGACATTGGCACACAAGACCCGCTTTTGATCCGCTTTTCTGACCAAGAAAATCCGCTTGTTTGGGCCGCGCAGGCAACAAACACCGCTGGCGACCTTCGGTTGGGTTCGGGGTCCGAGATTGTTAATGCAATTGAGACGCGCCAGCAAATCCTCGTATTTACTGACGTTTCGCTACACGCGATGCAGTATTTAGGACCGCCCTTTACCTTTGGTATTAACTTGGTGTCGGAAAACATTACGATTGCGGGTCCGCTTGCCGCAGTTTCCGTTGAAGACAACGTGTTCTGGATGGGCGCGGAAGAGTTCTACGTCTACGGCGGTACGGTGCAGCGTTTGCCATGCACGGTCCGCGACTATGTGTTTAGCGATTTTAACGAGGGTCAGATTGACAAGGTTACGGCGGCGACAAACACGGCGTATTCTGAAGTTTGGTGGTTTTATCCGTCGGCGAATAGCACTGAAAATGACAGGTATGTGGTTTACAACTACCAGCAACAGATTTGGTACTACGGTACGCTTTCCCGTACATGTTGGTTAGACCGTGGGGTGGACGCGTATCCCGTTGCGGCGTCCACGGACCACGCGCTTTACTATCAGGAGTTTGGTTTGGACGACGGTTCGACCAATCCACCGTCGGCGATTACGTCCTATATAGAAAGCAGTCAGATGGACCTTGGCGAGGGCGATCAATTTGCCTTTGTCCGCAGGATTGTGCCGGATATGACCTTTAGAGACAGTACAAATGAGACGCCGGGGGCCAGTATGACGGTCAAAATGCGTAATTTCCCGGGCGATGCGTATGCCAATAGCACGGCTTCTTCCATAGAAAAGACGGCTTCGGTGCCTGTTGAACAGTTTACCGATCAAGTTCACCTACGTTTGCGTGGCAGATCGTTTGCATTCCGGATCGAAACGACGGATACCGGAGTTGCATGGCGGCTTGGCTCGCCACGTCTTGATATACGTCCGGATGGGAGACGTTAATGTCAAGAAATCTAGTTCGTCCGTTCTTCCCGATCCCTCCCGGTCAGTATACTCAGCAATATTTTGCAGAGTTAGTGCGTTCTTTCTCCACATATTTGGAGCAAATGCAGAACCCGGGTGAGGGGCGACACACGCAACTGGTATTAACCAACCTACAGACTGACGATAGCGGATTAGAGACTGGCGCTCTATTTCAGCAAGATGGATTCGTAAAAATCACGCTTGTTGACACGCCTCATGTTCGTGGTCAGCAAGCAACGGGGGCCGTGGGAGACGTCACGGTAACAACATCCTGAGTGAAAATACAGTAATCACTATGCCAAACGGCAGTAAATGGCTACCTTCTACTAGCGTAGATGTGGTGCATTGTGTTACATGTAGTAATGAGGTGGATACACCGGAAGAAATTGCATCTTA